ACAAGGCGTCGGGACTGATCTACCAAGCTACCAGCGCGGACTGCATGAAGCAGAAGCTCATCGAACTGCACAAGTATTTAACCGCCGAAGGCTGTGGGCGACTACTGCTGACGGTACACGACGAGGTGGGTATATCGCTTGATAATGACTCACTCGACAAAGCGCAAGAGGTAGCACGAATCTACACGACCTTTGATGGTGTAGAATGCCCTATTTACCTACGTGTTCCGATCACGTGCGAGTGGGGTATAGGCGAGGACTGGTATGAAGCGAAAGGATAGAGGTAATGGACAAGGTCAAAGTGGTAGTCGATCTACAATACGGGAGCACCGGCAAGGGGCTGATTGTGGGCAAGATCGCGGAGGACGAAGAACCCGATACGGTAATCACCGCGTGGGCACCGAATGCGGGGCACACGTACATCAGCAAGACTGGACGCAAGTTCATTCACACGCACCTTGCGAACAGCATCGTGTCGCCCATGCTAAAGCAGGTGTTACTCGGCCCCGGTTCGCTGATCAACCCGATGCAACTGCTCGAGGAGATCGCCTCGTGCGCGGACTTGCTAAAGAACGTTCGCATCGCGATCCACCCGCACGCCGCCGTAGTGACGGATCGTCACATCGAAGAGGAGGCTGGGCCGATGACCAAGATCGGCTCTACCAAAAAAGGTGTGGGTGCCGCGATGATTCAACGCATTCGCCGAGACCCGGACGACCTGAATATAGCCGCTAATTGCGAGGGACTGTCGAAATACGTGGTTACAGTGTCCACCTATCGTGCGCTTCTGCGCGAAGCCGAGCACGTGCTGGTGGAAGGTGCACAGGGGTACGGACTCTCGATGTACCACGGCTTCTATCCCTACACCACCTCGCGTGACGTGAGTCTGTGGCAAATCCTCGCCGACTGCGGCATCCCGCACGACCTATTGCCCACAGTGATGGACCTGCCGGACATAACCGTTGTTGGTACTTGCCGCACTTACCCGATACGCGTGGCTAACCGATTCGACACACACGGCACTCAAGTCGGATACTCCGGCCCGTGCTACGACGACCAGTTGGAGATCACGTTCGAGGAGATCGGACAAAAGACCGAGCTGACCACTGTCACCAAGCTCCCACGCCGGATTTTCACATTCAGCCGCAAGCAGATTGGGGAAGCGATCGAGTATAATGGTGCCCGGGAGATCTTCCTGAACTTCGTTAATTACTGCAAGACCGAGGAAGAGGTGCAGGATATTGTCGAGTCGATCGAGCGTTCGCCGAACACGTTCGTGCGTTGGATCGGACTTGGACCTGAATATAAAGACGTATACTCTATGCCTCAGTACGGGAAAGAGACACGAATGGCGCGAATTCTTGAACTTTGGAGAGCTTATGCTACAGGTAGAATCAACAGTACACACGGATGAACTCAATGAGACCCCTTGGGCCGTACACCCCAACCGAGCGGCAGAAATTGTCGATGCGCACGGCGCGACCATCGCGACTTTCGAAGTCCGTCACCACTTGCGTGGCGTTATGGGGAACTGCGATAAAAACGCCGACTTTGCGGTCCGGGCGGTCAACGCCTACAAGAAGCGTGGTGGGGCTGACATCCGACAGCTACAGGATCGAATCACCAAGTGGGCAGACTCGCGTTTTCCGGCGCGTACCACTGCGGACATCCTACTCAAGCTCTACGAGGAGGTGGGCGAGTACGCTCGTAACCCAAAAGCCGCGCTCGAAATGGGTGACATCATGATCCTGCTGTTGGACGTCGCACATAAAAACGGTATAGACGTACATAAGGCGGTAGAGGACAAGATGGATATTAACGAAGGACGTGAATGGGAAGTGGACGTCAACACAAGGATCATGCGCCATGTCGAACCGAAATGATGAATTCAACAGTTGGTACAATGAATCCTACGGCCACGTGCTGGGGTCCGAGGACGACGAGAACCGCGAAGCGGTGAAACAGATCTGGAACGGAGCACTGGAGCACATCGCTCGCAAGTACGAGTTCCAGCTCTTCGATCAGCTATCGGGTGATCAGATAGCGGACCAGATTCGGCGTTTACAGGCGGTTAAATCATGAGTTATATTGTCGCATCGCTCCCGCCCATGAAGTGCTTCGTGCGGCGCGAGTTCTTGTACAACGACCATAAGGGTCACGGGGAACTGGAACCCGCGATTTGGGTCAGCATTAAAGCCCTCCGAGGCCAAGTGTTCCGGATCGAATCGCTCTTGCCCAATTACGGTGCACTGTACGACAAGCTACCCATCCACGCCTACGTTTGGCAATCGGACTATACCGGGAATCTGCCGATTGACGTCTTGCAACTGTGGGACTGCATGGGCTATCGGTTCACGATCATCGAGAAGATCGGCTTGCGTAATCTAGGCGTGAAGTTCCTCGGCAAAGATCGGGAGTGGCACTTCGGCCGATACCTGTTCACCGTGGACTTCTGTGCTGACGGCATGGATATAGACACGGGATTTACCGAACAAGCCGAGGAGCACAAGAGCTTCAACTTCATCGCGCTGGACAACGGCCAGTTCGCTTGCCAGCCGAACAATCGGTGCCTGTGGTACGATCAGAGCTTGATTCCGGCCGAGACCAAATTCCCCGATTTCCAAGCGGCACAACGTATGTGGACCGTCGATGGCACACGCAAATGGAGTGCCGGAGACGACTGGTTCTACGATATTAAGGAGAAAAATACATGAGCTTAACAGTATACGAACAGCTTCGCGCTTGCCACGTCAAGCGGTGGCACATAGTGCAGACGTCGCGGGAGCAGACGCTGGCCGAACACTCTTTCGCCGTGGCGGTAATCGCGGGATCCCTTGCGGCGGCAATGCGCTGGAAGGGCCTGTTGCAGGACTCGGGCAAGCTCAAGCTCTTGCAGTGGTCACTCGCGCATGATATTATCGAGGTACGCACCGGGGATATGCCAACGCCGTTCAAGCGGGACCTAGAAGCGGTAGGGGGTAAGGGCGTTGTGGAGAAGGCCGAGGACCGAGTAGACAGCGAGACAATGGGGGCGTACCGGCAGGTGAAAGGCTCCGATATAGAAGCCATAGTCAAGCTCGCGGACCAAATCGAGGCGATCTTTTTCCTGCAGGATAATGGTGTGGGGGCACACGCCAAGCAAGTGCTAGACGGCCTTCGTGCGATCCTCGCCGACATGGTGAACGAGACTGAGCGTTTGCACCCGACATTGAACGTGCGCGAATCGGTTCGCCGCGTTTGCAACGATATAGGAATTACAGGGGGTTGGTTATGAATTGTATTAAGTGCGGCGAGGACACCCGAGTCACCACTACTTACCAAAATGCGAACGGCGTTACCCGCCGTCGCCGGACCTGCAGTCACTGCGAGTTCCGATTCACCACTCGCGAAAGGCCAGAGATACCTGAATCACCCGAAGAGGAGAGGGAGGGACTTGACAACCTGTCCCACGTGTGGTATAATGGATCCCCGACCAATAAACCATAGAGGACATCACCATGACTAGTACCCCCATATTCTACCACCCGGCCCAAGAGGTCTCCTACGACTTCATCTCGGTAGCGAAGATCCCCGAATTCATCCACCAGTTGGAGGGCGATGTGCGATCGAACTTCGAGCCGTACACGGCGGTTGACTTCGAAGAGGCCCATCACCGCGAGTACGTCCGTGGTGTGCTGAAGAATGTCGCCCCCAACGGGTTCGGCACGATCGATCCCGAGATCACCAACTCGCTTCTCTACTCTAACGCTGGCCACTGGGCGGCGGCTAAGCACGTACTCCAGCAAGGCGGCGTACGTGGTGGCGTGGCGTGCTCCGCGACTCAGGGCTTCCACCATGCGCACTTCGAGGATGGCTACGGGTTCTGCACGTTCAACGGGCTGATGATCACCGCGATGAAGGCACTCCGGAACGGCGCGACGAATGTGCTGATTATCGACGGCGATGGGCACCATGGCGACGGCACTGAGGACGTGCTGGACCACCTGATGATCCGGGGTCGCGTCACGAACATCACTCGCCCGGACATTGGACGCCCAGTCCACTCGCACTGGAACGCCGAGATGTGGCAGTCGTTTGCTAAGGGATTGATTCGAAGCTCGAAGGCGGGTATAATACTATATCAGGCCGGTGCTGACGCTTGGGACCAAGATCCCTACGGTGCCGGGTACCTGTCCAAGGAGGGTCTCGCGGCCCGCGATCGTGGCATCTTCACCGCCGCACGCGAAGCCGGGGTCCCATTAGTCTGGAATCTAGCAGGGGGATACTCGAAGCCGATGCAACACACGATCGACATCCACCTGCAAACGCTGGCGATCAGCGATGAGGTCTATTATGCCGCCAATCAAGAATCTCTCGTTCGCTGACCTAATGCAAGGGGTAGGCAAGGGCCATCGTGCCATTGCCGCCACCCCGGACGCCCAGCGCATTCCGCTTGGGATGCGTCAAGCGCAAAAGGGTATGCTTCCGGCAGAAATCGTAGAGCAGTACAACAAGGCCGGGATTTTTGGCAAGACTTCCACCGGCGAACCGATCCGTGCGACGATGTCGAGTACCGATGAAGACGCGGTGGCCAAGGGGTTCATGCCTAGAACCGGCAAGCTTCGGCTTGATCCCGAGAGCAAGGCTCCGAAAGACATAGACCAAGCGCACGCTATGGGCCAATATCCCAATATCACGTGGACCTACGGCCGCGCTCGCCCCGGTAAAGAAGACCTAGGGTATGGTATCCAAAAGTTCATGGAACAAGCCGCCGCTAACGATCTTCGCCGGACGCCGTCAATGCCCGATCCAGTGATGACCGAGCTTTACGCGATGGATGTCAAGCCCGAAGGGTACGGAATGCGAGACCCCAGTGCCGCGTGGTGGAAGAGTCTGCCAGCGAAAGGCAAAGAGATGTACGCGCTGGCGTACGACATGATGCGAGCACAGGGTCACGGCAACGTGGCGTCGCACCTGACCGATGTGAATCAAGCGCGGCGACTCGGCAACGTGGCGTCGCACTCACTCGGACACGGGGACTTACGGTTCATTTCGCCAGTAGAGGAGATGAGCCACATGCCCGGGATGTCTGGCCAGCTTTTCTCTGCTCCGATCAGCTCCGCGCACGGCGAGGATTACTACCTGAAGAAGCTATTCGGCGGTCCGGGCATGGTCGCGAATCGCAAGACCGACGAATTCATGGATGCGGCGTCGGAGCTTCGCACGCCTGATTTTCTATCGATGACACCTGAGCAGACGATCGGTACACTTCTCACACGTGAAGCGCAACTGGCAGGAGCCTATGGCCCCGGCACGGGTACGGCGTCGCCTCTGCGATTCAGCCAAGTACGCCCGCACGAGAACGTTCTACTCAAAAATCTGGCCGAGCCGCACGTGGTAGCAAATCCCGGACGTATAGAGGGGGCTATGGGTCCCGCGACGCTCGGACGACAGGCCACGACCGAGGCCTTGATCCGTGGGATGCTTAAAGGGTACGACCCCGACGAGATCGTTGAGCGTTTGTTGCAAGACGCACCACCCGGCGGGTACAAGAATCGGTACAAAAAAGGAGGACTGGCTCATGCCGCAGTCATCTCTTGATATAGACGGTATAGTTACCGAGCGCGGGGGTGCGTACGGCGACTACACGATCCAAGCCGAGATCGCACAGACACTGAAGGATCTCTTTCGCGAGTGCCCGGGTTGGGACCGGCTGGAGTACCACCAGCGCGAATCGCTCGACATGATCGCGTGCAAGGCGTCCCGCATTTTGAACGGCGACCCGAACCACCTTGACTCGTGGGTGGACATCGCGGGGTACGCGACCATCGTGGCAACACGAATACCAAAGGGGGGTATTGACAAGGCTACCCCACCTGTGTTATAATACAGGGACTGGATCAGTGAGACGATCCGGACCAACCGATAGACCATATAGAGGACACATAATCATGGCAAAGACTACTACTAAACCCGTCGCGATCACCACTGACATGGTGGACGAACTCGCCAGCGTGCGTGATCAGCTCAAGGCGTTGACCGCCCGCGAGAAGCACCTAAAGGAGATCTTCCGCGCCGGTGGCGACGCGATCTACCGTGGCGACCAGCACCAGATCGAGATCAAGTTCACCAAGCGTCCCCAGCTCGACATGGACGCCGTCCGCGCCCACTTGTCGGCCGAGTTCATCGCCGCGAACACCGGCGAAGTCGATGTGATGAACATTCGTCAGATGGAGATCGTAAAATGAAGCCCACCCCGTATACTACCAAAACCGGCATCCAGATCGGGTGCGACTACCAGCCCCCACAGACGTGGGAGCCGAGTGCCGACATGGAAAGGCTCCAGTCCTCGTTGCTCGATCCCGAGTACCGCCCAACGGCCGAACGCTTTTGGGACGCTATCCTTTGGACCCTCAGTGTCGCACTGCTTGCGATGTTAATCATAGGAGTACACTATGCATGACGACGACGTCGAAGTGGACGAGGGCGCGAACACTTGCCCCGTCTGCAATGCAGGTATGGCCACCAAGTGCTTGGAGTCAAAGACCGACCCTCGACACGACATCTTTTGGGCGAAATACGGCTACCAGTGCGAAGAGTGTGGTCACCAAGGCGACACTTGGGAAGTACTGGGCGATTAGACGATACTTGACAGGTTATCGCACCTGTGTTATAATTCATTCTTCATCAACACTTATAGAGGACACTTCAGATCATGGCACACGAACTTAACTTCAATTCCGCTGGTAAAGCTTCAATGGCGTACGCAGGAGAGACACCTTGGCACGGACTCGGCCAGCAGTTGACCCCGGACGCTCCCCTCGACGTTTGGACTCGCGAAGCGGGTCTGGACTGGGAAGTCAAAAAGGGCGCGATCGCCTACGAGGTGCGCGATGAGGAGAATAACCCCGTCCGCATGCAGACCGTACCCGCACGCTGGGCATTGTACCGCTCCGACACTGGTGCGCCCTTGTCCGTCATGTCGAGCAACTACCACATCACCCAGCCCCGCGCCGTGATGGAATTCTTCCGCGACTTGACCGAAGGCGGCGACTTCAAGATGGAGACCGCTGGTGTCTTGCGCAACGGCTCCACCTACTGGGCGTTGGCCAAGGCCGAGGATTCGTTCGACGTGGGCGGCGGTGACGTGGTCCTGCCTTACCTACTGCTCGCGACGTCTTGCGACGGCTCAATGTCGAACACCGCCCAGTTCACGACCACTCGTGTCGTGTGCAATAACACGCTGTCGCTCGCCGTGGCGAACAAGACCGGCCAAATCCGTGTGCCGCACAGCACCCAGTTCAACGCCGACAAGTTCAAGGCAGAACTCGGCCTGTGCGCGGACACTTGGAGCCAGTTCAAGACCAGTGCTACCTCGCTGTCCAAGCGCAAGGTGTCGAAAGAAGAGGCGGCACGTTACTTCCTCGACGTGTTCTACGGCGACGAAGCCGAGTCGATCGACGTCGAAGCCAAGCGTCCGATGATCGAGCTGGTGACGAAGATTTACCTCGACGGCGTGGGCCAGCGAGCCAAGACCGCTCAAGGCACAGCGTGGGGACTCTTGAACGCCGTCACCCGCTTCGCCGATCACGAGCGCAAGGCCGCATCCCGCGACACTCGCTTGCAGTCCGCTTGGTTCGGTGCCGGTGCCCGTCTGAAACGCGACGCATTGACACAGGCGATGGCCATGGTATAATCGTGGTGTCCATGGTTCCCCGCAGTTGCCATGAGATCTTAAAGGGGCTTCGGCCCCTTCTTTTTAAACACATAGAGGAAACATAATATGGCTCGAATAGTCTGGTCCGTAATCGAAAAAGGCGCGGTCTTCGCTC